TTTATAGAGCCTGTACGACCAGCTATCTCAGTAGCGGCAGCAGTAGCCATCTCAAGCCCTGCTTGGTCTGTAACTTCCTCTGAGATGACTCGTCCGTTCTTGTCTAGAGCTTGTACAACTAAGTCTCCAGGGTTCTGCGCAGACTTAGGAGCACTGTAGCCGAGAGCTTCGGCCAAAGACTCGTCAGAGGCATTCTGCCTTGCGACATTGTTTACGATCTCTGGGTCAGTGGAGTAGATAGTGCCTCGACCTTTTACAGACGCGGCGTAAGCAGTTCTGCCGTTTATATCTACAGGACCAGCTTTCTCCTGCCTGCCCGCAATCCAGACAGCGTTCTTAGCTGAGTCAGGATCGAACATCGCATCAAACTGCGCTTGTATGTCTGCTTCTGGCTCTGGAGTTGTATATATAGAATTGATATCGCCAAAGACCTCGTTATCAACCTCAGCGGATACTTGGCCATCGCGAGCTTTCTTTGCTAAGTCATTGGCCTTATCAAACACGCGAGAAACAGCTTCTGGTGCTGTAGCAATAGCCCCGCCGACACCACCTGGTGCGCCGCCTGCTATGGCCCCTAGAAAAGCAGCTTGGCCAAGTCGAAGGAAGGCTTCATCGGAGCTATAGTTGTCATCAACAGACATACGCTGCGCAACAAGCAGCCCTTCTTGAGTGGTTTCAGTAACACCTTCAAGCGCAAAACCTTTAGCCGCCCCGCGCCCTACATTATTAGCAAACAGATTTAAAAGGCTACTTGGGTTAGTCGGGTCAGCTTTTCTTTTCGCTAAGCTTGCTAAGTTTTTAAGAAATAAAGACTCGCCGCCTACTTCAACCGCAGTAGAAACACCGCCTAAAAGAACAGATTGAACAGCTCTATCTATGTCTAAATCGACCCCAGCTTCATCAAACTCCTTAAAACTCTCACCAGTGTTTATAGGATAAGTGCCGCCCACTGCGCCCACCTTTGCTCCTGTATCCATACCTGTCCCAAAGCGATTCGCCCTGAGAGTACTATACGCACCTTGGAGCACGGCATCTTCAGTAGCATCGAGAACTTTCCCCTCTGCTTTTTTCTGCAAAGTCTCTTTTATAAGCTTTTTAGCAACCGCTTTCTCACCGGCTGTCATTACGGCTTTAGCACCAACACCAGCTACACCGCCAACCATAGCAGTAGCTACAGTCTCAACTAAGAAGGGAGAAACTTGACCAAGTCCAGAAAAAACTTGGCTAAAAAAGCCATCTATTGTCGGCTCGTTTATGAACTGTTCGAAAGTCTCCATACCCTGAACAGCAAACTCAGACTCTCTAGTGTCTAGCTCTGCGGCTTCAATGTTAGCTTCAGCAGCTTCTTCTCGACCTATTAAGGTATTCCCTAATGCCTTAAAATATTCTAAATCTGCGGAAAGAGCATTAAGACCTTGGTTTGCACCACGTACAAAATCTTCGCCGTAACTCCCAGAAGGGCGATCTGTAATTGGGCGCTCCTGAAAATCCTGAAAAGCGGTTTCAAGATTCTGTTGCGCCTGCTGCTTTTCTGAGTTATTTAGAAGAAAAGCTTGAACTATTGCGTCTTGAGAAGATGCCATTAAAAGTTCAGCACCCTATTTTTATCTTTTCTCACTTCATTTATTAGTGTCTCTAACCAAGGCTGATCAAAGACTTCGTTAAGGTCTGCTACTAGCATTTCACCCTCATACAAGTTAGCAACTCTTGAACCTTTAGGTGTCGCAAAAGCAATTTTTGAACCGTCTTCATTTACAACTAAATTCTCCGCAAGATCCATCAACTTTATAGGCTGGTCAGCCCGAATCAAGCCCTCAAAAAAGCCATCGCTTCCAAGCTCTTTTGCATAAGCACCAAAAAGCGCAGCCGCCACTTCTACTTCTTCAGCTAAGAAAGCTTGTGCTAACCTTCCACCAGTTCCCGCTCTATTCCTACTAGTACGGAAAAACTTATTAACTTCCTTAATAAGTTCAGGGCTATCAATACCAAAATCTTCATCAGCTAATAGTCTTCTAATCTCACTACTAGCTTTCACTGCTTGGGTAACAGCCGCATCATTTTTATCTAGCTGCTCTGTAGCCCACTTCTGCCGATCAAATGTAAACTCGTTGTAGCGTTGGTTAAGAGTGGCTATGCTGCCCGCATCATCTATCTGCTCTCCTCGACTATAATCGTATGCGCCTCGATTACGCAGGTTAAGCATGCCTTGGACGAAATCAGTGCGGTCCTTGGCATTACCAAAAGCTGGCAGCATTGCGTAAACGTGAGCAAGGTACTCTTCTTCGGGTACTTTATCAGCTAAGCTCTGGGCTGAATCAACGCCAAGATCTCTTAGGTAAGCAGCGTTTCTTTGCTGGTCAGCCTCACTTATATAGGCTTGCCCAGCTTCCTGAGCAGCTTTAAGGAGAGACTCTCTGGTTAAAGTAAACCCAGGAGAAGTAGTGCCAGACGAAAGCTCTGTGTTTGGCATAACTATAGACGAGTCCATCATCTGCAACTCTTCCCTTAACGCCTCTATATTTTTGAGGTCTCGTAGAGCAAATCGATTTTGTGAACTTTCAGAAATAGTGCCGCTTTGAACTTGGGCAAAAGCATTTTCTGCATTTGATATCCTAGTCTCTAGAGCAGACTGCATCTTAGCAAGCTCTCTCTCATTGTTTGAAATATTAGCTTTTGCAAGCCTAAGTGCGTTTTCTGCTTTTTTTATCCTATCAGGAACCCCGCCCTCTCTTGCTGTGGCATATGCGGCCTCTAACTCAGGAATACTATTCTGTAGCTCACTTAAATTAGTCACACGCTCATTCCATTCAGTACTGGCCCCCTCATAAGTTCGATAACCGCCACCCGTTATAGTCGGATTTAGCTCATCGTACTCTTTCTTAGCAGCAGCTTTTATAGCTTCAATATCACCACCAGCGGTAACAATGATTTCTTCTAGCTCCGAGTCACTAAGCTCCCCCAAGTTTTGCATTGCGGTACGGATTTCAATTTCCGTAGCTCGACCCGGATTTTCTGCAACCATGTTGCCTATGGCTACCCCAGCTTGCTCTTCTACCGTTTGACGTATATAGTCAGTAGCTTTGCTCATCTGGTAACCTTGGAAAGTGCCACTGTTAGCGCCACCAGCATCTAATATACGCCTATAGTTTTTACCAAAAGCTTTTGCTACTTCCTCTTCGGTAAAAAATGTAATCGGGTCATCTGGATCGCTAGAGGCGTTATCAGTTATAAATCCTGTATTCCCGTCATCGTCCATTATTTCAATCGCATACATCGTTGGGCTATTAGGGTCTTCTGATGGTCTAGCCTCTATTCCAACTACATTTACTGGTTTGCCCCCAGAAGAAAGATACTCAGTGTTTTGACTTAAGATAAACGAAAAAGAATCTTTATCTTCCTCTTGGAGAGCCGCTAGGTTTTTTGGATTAACAGAGCCATCAGCATTGATTAGCTCCATAAAAGGCCGACTTAAACCGGCAGTAAAATTCTGATTATCTTGAAGCTGGAATCCCCGTGTTTGGGCATCTTGTTCATTAAGAAAACCTTGTTTTCTTATCCCCCACTCTTCGGCAGCCCTTCTGTCTTGATTTTGTTGCAGAGCTAACTGCTCTTCTCTCATTCTCTGATCGCGCTGCATCATATCCATGCGTTCACGAGCAAGATCATTTTGAAAGCGCTGCTGGCCTAGGGCTTGAGCACCCTGGAAACCAGCTAAAAGTCCGTCAGCTAAAGTAGCCATGCTTGCTCCTTAAAATGCGAATGCGAAAATTGCGGCTGAGGCTAAGCTACCAATCGAGCTGTAAGTCTGCGCTTTGCTGCTTGCTTTAGCTGCCTCAAAAGCTTGTCTCCTGCTCTGCGCGTCTTGTGCCGCGCTGCCAAGCTGATTTAAAGAAGACCTGTTTACGCCTTGACCGATGTTTATAAGATCGCTTAGAAGGGCCGTATTAGCCTCTCTCTGCGCTATTCGAGCATTGTTCAATGCATCAGCGCTACCAAGAGAAGAAGCCCGCTGTAAGCTTCTCCTAGCCTCCTGTAGCTGTGCAGGGGTATAACCCGCCCCGTACCGCTGAGCATTACGCCTAGCCATCCCAGCAGCATTTTTTCGGGCCTGTAGCGCATCATCACTAGCTTGATCAATCAAAGAGGTATCGCTCTGTGACTTTGCAATTAGCTCGTCCTCAAAACCACGATAATCTTTAATGTAATCATTAAATTCTTTCTGGGTGATGCCAGCATACATCTTGTCAGGATCACCAGTCATATTGGTAGTGTTCATACCGCCACTTGGCATTCCTGGTCCCATAGGCATAGTTGCTAGATCGTAAGCCATGAATTACCTCCCTAGAAATCCAGAATAGCCAAGACGCTCCCTAAAGCCAGTACGCCTCTTAGCATCAGAACCCACTGGGCTAAAGAAAGTGCCTTGAACCACATTTCCATCCTGATCTTTTGCCTGCGTCCCCATATTGTCGAGTCCCTGCCCAACAAAGCTGCCTATAACCTGCCCAGCAGCCTGATATTTTGCATCAGCAACCATCTGTTTGTTTCTGGCCCTCTCTAAAGCGTCACTTGTAGCCATCCTAGAAGCCTGAGCCATTCCGGTTTGAGCGTCAGCAGCTTGGCCACGCGCAGTGCCTAACACGTTCGTAGCCATCTTATTCTGTATATCTTTACCGGCGGTATTAGCTTGAGCTAACTGACCCTGCAAAGCACTCGCATAATCACCAGCACTACCTAAGCTCTGGGTTCTCTGATAGCTGGGACCAGACAAAGCCTGTGCGGTGTCTGCACTAGCTCTGCCTCGCAGAGTTTGTGCGGCATCATAATTCTTAGCGGTATCACGCATCTTACGCAGAAGAGGTGCGTATTTTTCATTGAAGTACTGCTTCTCCTGAAGCGCTACTCTAGCTGACGCTTTCTCAGAATCAGATGCTTGGTAATCTTGTGCTTTAGGTTTCGAACTCATCTACAGTTCCTTTCTATACACTATGTGGTCTAAAGACCATCCCGCTCTTTCTAAACTCTTCCCAAGACCTTTTAACGGCGTTCTAGCCTCAATGCCTTGGAAGCCAGACTTTGCCGCTATGTTTTCCATAACTCTTAAATACTTAAATATGGCTGGGGTGCTTTTACTGCTGCTCCACATCAACCAGATAAGGCAAGTCTGAGCGCCTGTGAACTGATCCCGCTCTGCGGTAGTTACTGCCCAGACTTCTGGACCCACCCAGAGCAGCGCCCTGCCTGCCTTACACTCTGCGTAAACATCTTCTGGGATAAAGGTTAGATGCTTATGCTCTTCTAAAATCTCTTCAATGCCTTGGCGAACCCAATGCCAATGCTCTCTAATATCTGCGGTAGTTACTTCTTCTTCTCTGAACAGGGGAACCTGCGTAACCTCCATATTTAACCTTCCTCGATATAGGCATATCGTAATTGTTAGCTCTTCTCGAGGCACTCATTATGCCTTCGTTAAATAACGACCCATAGATCTGAGCACCAGTAAAATCTGTCCACTCTTTCGATGGTTGCCTGAGCAACCTAAAAGCAGCTCCATTGACCAAAGTGTCTTTGTAGTCATTCATAAAGTCATTATCTAGGGAACTAGCAGACTGAGTTGGTTTCAGAGAGGCATTTATAATCAAGCTCTGGGACTCTGTCTCATTAGGCACCGGCACGATGCGAAGCTGCTCGCTGGACAATTTGACATAGTAAACGGGCTTACCGTACTCATCGCGGGTGCGCCACTTAGGCTGACGCTGTTCTAATAGTTTCGTTGTAATTGGCTCTAGATCTTGGCCTAGGAAACTTACCCACAGAATTTTATGCACAGCAGTCGAGGCCGGAACCTCGAACTCATAATCGTAGATACCAGCAATAGTGGTGATGGGGTCCATCTCAAGCTGGTAGGCATCTGCTTTTTCGCAAAGCTCTATAGCAGCGCTTCTAAGTGCGTTAACAGCAAGCAGATCCGGGCATCCTGGAACTAAGGACAGAACCTCGGGTAAAAATGAATCGAATCTAATTGCCACTAGTGAAACCACCTATTTGAGTGGGGGCAGCACTTTGTGAGGAATTATTAGGGGTTGTGATCTGATCTACTTGCCCCTTTCCGGTAACTACCGCCATGAATAATTGATAATGGTTTGAAGCCCTCTGCGCGTTACCTGCGTAGTTGGTATCTTTCATGAACGCCATATACAGAACATAGTTTAGAATAGCTGTGCTGTATATGTCAGGTAGGCCAATATTGTCTGAAGCAGTAACTTGGGCTGGGTTGGCCGAGTATACTATCTCTATATATGCATCCCCATTAACTCCGGGGTAGACATAGAAATTTCTTGGGTTCTGCTCGTTATAAACGAAGTGTTTCACGACTGTGCCGTGGGTGGCATCGCCAGTCACGGTAGGTAAATGCCAAGAAGGAGTCTGGACATCCAGAATATCCTCGTCAACAATCCTGATAGCTTTGCCGCCAGTGCCGCCGGAAGCCGCAGACATGTTACGAACTACTCGAAGTAGTCTATTACCATCTGCGGGGATTTCTTGTTTAGTGCCAGTGGCTAGGGTAATTGTAGTGTTAGTAGCACTAGCATCGGGTTTTATAAGAACTATCTCGCGCTGTGCATCGTTGACCCAGTAAACTAGTTCAGATTCTGCCCACCGGATGTTTGCCGTATCTTGCAGAACAATTGCTGCTCTGTCTAAAACACTCTGAACTGTTACTGTCATAGTTAACGCTCAAGGACAATTGCCCAAGCAGCTGCACGTTGGTCTGCATCTGTATCCTGACCTAGTGCTTTTTTTACTGCCGAAGCTTTTGGTTCACCATTCCCTTTGAAGTCATTCGGATCGCCAAGAGTAAGTATATCTTGCATGGCATCCGCTATTGTTTCTAAGAATTCGTCTTTGACTACTTCTACAGTTTCATAGGCTTCGTTTACGTCTGGAGTGCTTGGGTCATCAGCCACAAAGTGGCCTTCTTCGTCCCTAGCCCTGATCTCTACTTCTACAGTATCGTCTAGACGCTTGGCCCCCATTTGGAGGGCTATACTGCCGATTGACTCTGAAACTTCTCTGATCTGATTTGCTTGGACTAAAACTACTGAACCGTGTGTGGTTGCAATCCTTAGATCCTTGTCGGTTGTAATTCTCATAATTAATCTTTAATAGCAAAAAAAGATCCCCCCTCCGAAGAGGGGGGTCTTAGTCTTACTGGGCAGTATCGAGTGCGATAATACCAAAGTCCTCAACAGAACCGTTGTAATCGCTCTGATACTTCGGCTTACGAAGACCGAAGATCTTACCGATAGAGATACCAGACTGGTTGCCGTAGTCGAAGGTATCTTCGACAACTTCCGGCATACCGATATCAGCCATTGCAAGAGCCTGAGCACCACAGAACAGGGCACGGGCACCAACAACGTCAGCATCAGCACCCCACTTGTAGCCAGCATCGCCAGCTTCAGAAGAAGTACCAGTGGTAGCGCCTTCAGTTGAGAAGACATGACGGAACTCATGGACCATCACGCCGTCTACCATCAGGCTTGAAGAGCCAGCGAACAGCTGGTTGCTGCTACCGCGAACGCCAGCGTTACGGACGTTGGCCAGGAAGTCAGAATCCAACTTCAGGTCAGCCATCTGCTGGGGGGTAACAAACAAGTGGAATACCTCATCGTTGCCAGCACCACGAATACCGCGAATGTAGTTGTCTTTGGCATAGGCTTTCAGATCAACGATATGGCGATACTTAATAACGTCAGA